GTTGTATTTATACCACATTAGGGTTTGTCCTAATATCTTTGGGGTTGCAATCTAGCTAAACTGTGTTTGTAGTATCTAAACACTGAAAGGAAATAAGATGGAAATATTAGTATACGGATTAGAGCAAGGACAAACTAAACAATACATGGAAAGTTTATTGTCTACTGAATGTAAGACCGATAGCGATATTCAAAAAATTATTGTTCATGCTAAAAAACAAGGCTACCATTCTTTTAGGGTTGCAACATATAACGGCGAAAAGCCTAATTTTATAGCAACAATAGCTTAGTGTTGCTTATTTGCAACTAAGGGTTTGTCATAGTATACAAACATTTGCAATAGCAATAAACTAGTATTTAGTAGTTAAATTTAATACGGTATCCTAAATAAGGAGTAATACAAATGCAAACAAGATTCTTTAGAGGTGTAGAGACAACAACAGTAAGAGACAGAGACGGAGCACTTATAGGCTTTTATCGTGGTACACCTGTTGCAAGTCAACTAGGTAACATCATCACGCTTAAAACAGGCGGTTGGAAATCAAACACCACAAAAACCCGAATGAATCAATTTAGCAATAATTTTGTTAATGGCTCTTTTGGTGTCTATCAGAAAAACTATCAATGGTTTGTAACTGTTAACAATCAGACTTTGCCGTTTGATGGTGACTCTATTTCTTTCGAGGTTTAAACATGAAAAATATCACACAACACACCGGAAAATTAGAGATTCTATCTCGTTTGCCTAGTAGTCTTAACGGCAATCCTCGCTATTTGTTACGGGTTGACGGGTTTACCTGTAAAACTCCGGTAGATTCCTCTTATGGCTATTGCGTCACTAACTTTGACGGTGAGCAGGTCTATGCCACTATCGGCACACACTACGGCACTGCCACGCTTAACAGTTTGAAAGGTGTCTAAGCATGCTTAAATTTTTACAAGGTTGTTTTTTGGGCTTGCTTTGCTTCACTATTCCAATGCTTGTTTATGTCTATGTTACTGGAGGTTTTTAAAATGATTACTAGAGACAAACTATCAGCTGACTATCTCGACTGGGTTAATAACTATCTAAGTGTTGAAGTATTCGCAGAGCATAGAGGGCTTACAGTCGCAGAGGCTAAAATGCTTATCGCATTAGGTACGCTATGCTTTGAAAATAATCACCCGGAGGCTTAATTATGGCTACTTATGACCTAGTGAAAACAATCATCGCTTATCGTCGCAATGGTTGCGAAACAGACTGGAGCAATTACATTGTATTATCTGAAAGGGTGAGAGAATGGCAAACCACAATTTAAAGGAAAAAATGCTAGGCGAGTATTACGAGTATAGTTTGCCCGATATTGCAGAAAAGCTCTTTATGGCAGTGAATACGGCTTCAGCAGTAGAAAAGAGGGCAATAGCTAACTTTAAAGCAGGATTAGAGGCTAGAGGCTACACAATAGGAGATTTGCTAATATGACACTCGAAGAGGTTGCGGACGCATTGGGTATTAGCCATCAAAGGGTAAGCCAGCTAGAAAAATCAGCATTACAAAAGGTACGCAGTAAACTTAAAAACTTAGATATAACTTATGAGGATTTATTATCATGCTTAAAATATTACTAGCATTTGTAACTTTGGCTATTGTGTCATGTGGTGCTTATGCTTGCCCTAGTCAAATTATCAATTTGCCCGATGGTCGGACTGTTATTTGCTACTATTGCAATGGTGGTAGAATTGTGAATTGTATGCCATTATGAAGCCAGAAATTCTACTCTATTGGTTGATAGGCTTATGTGTCTATTCCCAGACTATACTATGGCTTTTAAATCAGTTTTAATGGGCTTTTTAGCCTGTTTTGTAGATAAGTAATACCTAACTATCAGAATAGCCTAAAAAGGCTTAGAAAGACTTTAAACATGAGATGTATTTTATGCAATGTAGCATTATCGGACTATGAATCTACTGTAAAACACGCAATAACGGGTAAATTCTTAGATATTTGTCAGGGTTGTTTTGCCTCTATGGAGGTTGACATTCCCGTGTATGACAGAAAAGACCTACTACATGAGACCGATATACCCTCTATGGACGACTTACTTGATAATTATGAGGATTACACGGATTTAGATGACTACGGCAACTATGAAGACCGATGAAGTAACTATGATGTAAACATCGTTATATAGAAAACAAATTATATAGTTTTGTCTCTGTTGTTCACTATATAGGTAGATGGTATCACAGATTTAAGAAATTGCAAGTAGCAATAGTGTTGTATTTTTACCACACTAATGTTGTCGAAATACAACAGACAGTTTTTAAATATTGATGTATTGTTATGTCTTAATAAGGAGGCTTTTATGCTAGACCAACAAAAAGAAGCGTTTTATCATTTCACATTGTCCGATATGGTCGATTTAATTCGCCAATATGGATATTCACGGGTTATGAACGACCTAGATTCAATGATTGCTGACGAGGTCAATAGACTGACCGAGATGCAACGATGAGAAGCAATGTAAGGCTAACCCTAGCCGTTATCGTGATGTCGTCTGTAATGGTGTTTTTAACCCTTTATGGGGCATTTACAGAGAATACTGTTCATGCGTGTAACGATAAGGAAAAAAACCCACCTGATGTACAGAAATTATGTAAGCAATTAACGAAGTATCAATGGTGGGGTGCTTACTATGAAGGAAAACAAAAATGATACCTGTTAAGACTTATACAGGTGGACGACCTAATTATGTTAAGGAACAAATGACAAGCAAATTTTTAAAACATATTCCTTGTGAGAAATGTGGAAGCTCTGACGGGAATAGCCTATATGACGATGGACACACCTACTGCCATGTATGTGAGAATTTTGTCCCCGTTGATGGCGAATCAAAACAAATTGAAAAGAAACCAATGAATAAGGATTTAAACTTTTATGATACCTCTATTACTAGTGCTATTGCTGACCGCTCTATTAACTCTGCTACTTGCTTAAAATATGGTGTTCGACAAGCTAAAGACAAGCATTTCTACCCTTACTATGACAATGAAGGAACACTCACGGCAATCAAGACAAGGAATGTCCCTGATAAGAATTTCTCTATTGCTGGGGACTTTGGCTCTGCTACATTATTTGGTCAAAACCTTTTCCCTGCTGGTGGAAAGTACCTGACAATCTGTGAGGGTGAATTAGACGCATTGTCTGTATATCAAATGACCGGATCTAAGTATCCAGCTATTTCAATTCGCAATGGTGCTAGTGCTGCGGTTAAGGACTGTAAGGCTCAATATGAGTACATTGATTCGTTTGAGAATATCCACCTATGCTTTGATGGCGATGAAGCCGGTCAAAAGGCTTGTGTTGCAGTAGCGGAGCTATTCGGTAGCAAAGCTAAGATGATGAAGATGCGTCAAGGCTACAAAGATGCTTCCGATTATCTTAAACACGATAGGACTAAGGAGTTTATCGCTGATTGGTGGGCTAGTGAGAAGTATGTCCCTGACGGCATTATCGAAGGCTCTACGCTTTGGGAAGTCGTGTCTAAGCCAATGGAAAAGGCAGAAGTAAACTATCCGTATGACGGATTAAACAAGCTAACCTACGGAATCCGTAAGGGCGAGCTAGTGATGGTTACTGCTGGCTCTGGTCTCGGTAAGTCACAGTTCCTTCGTGAGATTGTCTGGCATATCCTAAAGAATACTGACGATAATATTGGTATGATGTTCTTAGAGGAAGGTGTGCGTAAGACTGCTCGTAGCTTGATGTCGTTGGCTATCAACAAACCAATTCATTTACCTGATGTAGAAGTATCAGAAGGAGAACTAAAAGATGCTTTCGATAATACTCTTGGGACTAATAGGCTTTATCTTTTTGACCATTTCGGTAGTTCTTCCCTCGACAATATTGTTAATCGTGTCCGTTATATGGCGAAGGGTCTTAACTGTGGATTTGTTGTCCTTGATCATATTTCTATTATTGTTTCTGGTGGTGATGTGGGTGACGAGCGAAAAGCTCTTGACTCTATTATGACTCGCTTGCGTATGCTGGTTCAAGAGACTGGTATTAGTCTAATGTGTGTTAGTCATCTGAAGCGTCCAGAATCTAAAGGTCACGAAGAGGGTGCTTCTACATCGTTGGCTCAACTGCGTGGCTCAGGCTCTATTGCACAACTATCAGACATCGTGATAGGATTAGAGCGTAACGGACAGGCTTTAGATGCTATCGAACGCAATACCACTCATGTACGAGTATTGAAAAATAGATTTAGTGGTTATACAGGTAGTGCTAGTGATTTGCTTTACAATCCTAACACCGGACGAATGATGGAAATTAAGGACACACTATGAACGAAGATTTAGTTAAGCAAGCACGACGCTACGCTGAGAAAGATGAATATCATGTTACTCGTCGTTATATAACTGAGCTGTGTAATGAGATCGACAGACTGCGTAACATAAATACCAATGTATTTAGTCGTATTCAAGACAACAAAGAAGTTTGGGAAAATGCTGAACGCTATCTGTGGCTACGCAATGCAGCATGGGATGTAGGCTTTGAGGATGTAGCACCGATTGTTGTAAACTGTGACAATCGTATGGAAAAGTTTGATTGGTTAGAAGGTTCTAAATTAGATGTAGCTATTGATGAATGGAGAAAAAAATGAGAAGCGAACCAAAAGGATTAACTGCAACATTTCAAATTACTAAGACTTACTATGTGACTTGTTCTGGAGACACTGAAGAAGATTGCTGGATGATGGCAGAAGGTCTAGACCCAGCTAAACTTAGCGAAAATGATTTAGTTGATGTTGAAGTAGATATATTCGGAGGATTTGACTATGACTCTTTCTAGTCTCAAATGGTATGGAACGACACTGTGTCTAATCGGTATTGCGTTGACCAGCTTTAATGTCTATCCTTTAAACATCTTGTTTGGATTGATTGGTAGTGGTCTGTGGACTGCTGCAGGATACATACAAGACGACACACCGCTGGTGTTAGTTGAAGGTGTAGCGACTGCCTTATATGCTTTTGGAATGTTAACTTATATTATTGTGGAGATTACAAAATGGTTATGAAAATTGAAGAACTGATTGAAGCCTTAGATCAACGCTACGGAAATCCGTATGCAAATAAAGAATGTGCCTTGATTCAAGATGCAACAGAAATGTTGCGTTTTATGAATGATGAGATTAAAGCACTGCAGAATGACATTATGGAGCTGCAAGAGAAATGAGTGAATACACACCTGACTTGTGGACGATTGTGCGTATCACTAGCCCCGACAATCCAAAGATTGATAAGGTAGTTGGGTCATGGTACGGCGGCTACGGTGGCAGTGATTCTTGGAGAATGAATAGTGGTATTGAGAAGATTGTAGAGCATGAGAAACACTATGATATTTATGGCTACTCAGGCAGTGTATATACCTGTTACAAAGATAAACAAGGATGGAGTGCTTACACTAATATGGTGATGAATAACATAGCTACACAGCTTGAAGAAGGTGGCTTAGGCATGATGAGAGTAATTAGTATTCAGGAGGCTATTGATGGTTTGGAAATGTTTTCCACTCAATCTACACAACTGGAGTAATTCATGGAAATGGAAAGAAGATATGGTGAAATCACCGTGTATCGGTAAATGTACTTACGATATTACAATTCAAGAATGTAATGATTGTGGTCGAACTAAAGATGAAATCAGTAGATGGTATGTAATGACTGATGATGAAAAACTAGCAGTATTAGAAAGGTTATTAAATGAACGCAATTAAACTTAAAGGCTTTATTACTTACAACATTGGAAAAGGCTATTGTTGGGTTCGTATTGGTAACTTTAAACTTGAGTGGATGGTGCAGAAATGAACCAAATTATTTTTTATATTTTCTGTAGCTGGGCTATTCAAGGTTTGTGTATTTGGATTTTATTAAAAGGGACACAAAAGAAATGACACACCCTGACCAACGCTTCGGAGGAGTTACTTATGCACAACATGGAGATGATATTGTTATGCGTTGTGTTTTCGATAGCTTGGGTATTGATAATCCTTCATACCTAGACATTGGAGCACACCACCCTACTAACATTAGCAACACTAAGCTGTTTTACGATGCTGGCTCTCGTGGTATCAATGTCGAAGCTAACCCTAATCTGTTTTCACAGTTCATGGTAGATCGACCACATGATGTTAACTTGAACTTTGGTGTTGGTAAAGAATCAGGCTTCATTCCTTTCTACATGATTGACAACTACTCAGGTCGTAACTCGTTTGACTTTGAGACTGTCAATGCTTTTATTCAAGATTATCCAGAGTTCTCAATCAAACAAGTGGTTGACTTACCGGTAATGACAGTTGCTCAGGTGCTACAAAACAGAGCTGTTCCTGACTTTCTCACGATTGATGTAGAAGGACTGGACTACGACATTCTAAAGAGTATTGATTTTAAGCGTTATCCGTTTAAGGTTATCTGTGTTGAGGTTGGCGGTAGTGACAAGATTAACTACGCTGATGCAGTTAGTAGCTTGTTAGAAGAAAACAACTACTTTTCACTAATTCGTTGCGGTGCAAATCTAATCTTTGTTGCAAAACAATATGAGCATTTGGTACGATGATTGTATGAGAAAACGACAGTACAAACTTATCTGTAAAACTTGCGATGCTCCTTTTGATGGCTATCAACAAGGTAATCTGTTTTGTTCTAAAAAATGTAACGCTAATTCTGAAAAGAAAAAAGAATACACCAGACAGTACACACAGAACAGACGAACTGTATTGCAAAAGATGAAAACAGATAAAGGATGTGAAATATGCGGATACAACAAACATCCGGAAGCCCTAGACTGGGACCATCTTGACCCTAGAACTAAAAAATTTAATATTAGTCAAGACCCTAAAAAGAAGTGGGATACAATCTTAGAAGAAGTAGCTAAATGTCGTGTATTATGTCGTAATTGCCACGCAGTAGAAACAGTAGAAAGAAGACATCATGCGTATCGCACTGGATATTGAAACAACTCTTGCTCACGACCATATTTGGTGTTGTGTAACAAAAGATTTAGATACAAAGGAAGTAAAAGTATGGAAAGAAGCAAAAGACCTATCGGAGTACATAAAGGACGCAAGTTTGATAGTGGCTCACAATGGGATAGCGTTCGACTTTTACCTACTGAACAGGTTATGGAACTGTCAGATAAAATTGAAGACAGTAGCGGATACATTGATACTAAGCCGCTTACTAAACCCAAGCAGAGACGGAGGACATAGTTTAGCAGCGTGGGGCGAAACGTTAGGATACCCAAAAACAGAATTTAATGATTTTGAACTAAAAACACATACTTTAGACGAAATGATTACTTACTGTATTAACGATGTAGAAGTTCTAGCAAAACTTTACAATCACCTAGCAATAACTTTACAATCAGAAGAGTTTTCTTTACAATCACAGAGGTTAGAACATGAAGTCCAAGCAATTATCACCAAGCAAGAAAGAGCAGGTTTTAAACTCAATCAAGTTGACGCTATCCATCTACTTACTGAACTTAAAACTAAGTTGGATTTTATTGAAGTTGAGATGCAAAGTATTTTTCCTGCAAGAGTCGAGTCTAATCGCATTAGTAAACTGGGTAAACCGCTTAACGACATCGTCACACCGTTCAACCCCGGTAGTCGTAAGCAGATCGCAGAGCGTCTCATCGAAAAAGGCTGGAAGCCCACGAAATACACCGAAAAAGGTAGCGTCATCGTCGACGAAACCACGCTCGAAGGTCTCGACTTCCCAGAAGCGAAAGCCATCGCAGAGTACCTAATGCTTCAGAAGCGTATAGCACAGGTAGATTCGTGGTTAAAGGCAGTGAAAGAAGATGGTAGGGTACATGGTAGAGTAATTACTAACGGTGCTCAGACAGGCAGGATGACCCACATGAGTCCCAACATGGCTCAAGTTCCTAATAGTGGTGCGGTATATGGTCCTGAATGTCGAGCTTTATGGACAGTTGAGAAAGGCAATAAGTTAGTCGGTATTGATGCTTCAGGATTGGAGCTTCGTATGCTTGCTCACTATATGAATGACGATGCGTATACAAATGAAGTTGTATCCGGCGATATACACACAGCGAATCAAGCCGCTGCTGGACTGCAGACGAGAAACCAAGCTAAAACATTTATTTATGCCTTTCTCTATGGTGCAGGAAGTGCCAAAATCGGGGCGGTTGTTGGAGGTACTGCGAAAGAAGGACAAAAGCTCATTGATAGTTTTCTACGCAACACACCGAAACTACAAAGGCTACGAAAGGCTGTCGCTGATGCGTATGCTAAAAGGGGGCGATTACAAGGTCTTGACGGACGCAAGCTACTCTGTCGTTCCGAGCACTCGGCACTCAACACGCTCCTGCAAGGTGCTGGTGCGATAGTGATGAAACAGGCTGTTGTGATCTTGCATAAAAAGCTAGTTCGTGCTAAGATTTGGCATCAGTTTGTTGCAAATGTGCATGATGAGTGGCAGATTGAGGTAAGAGAAGAAGATGCTGAAACTACGGGTAAACTCGGGGTTGAAAGTATCGAAGAAGCTGGTATTGTATTAAAAATGAACTGTCCATTGACAGGTGAATATAAAGTTGGCGATAACTGGAAAGAGACACACTGATGGACGGAAAAGAACTAAAGAAAATTGGAGAAGTTGTTATCACTCTGTTTGAAGATAACACTTACTCTGTTGGGACTTCTGTAACGATTGATGATACACTTGACTTGTTAGCTGATGCTTATGAAGCTATCGAGGCTGGTACATTAGACGGTATGGATGTGTTTGAGCAGTTCGGCGGTACAATTCAGTAAACAATGTGGCTGGTAGTGTAATGGTTGCACACTTGTCTGTGAAACAAGTAGAGAGAGTTCGATTCTCCCCTTCCACCCAATAGTAGTTTAATCAATGCAGTATATTTAAGGAGCATTATATGAGTAATTTAGAGAAACCAATCAAATTAGAAGCCGAAGTTCAATGGGCTTTCTTCAACAAGAAATCAGAGATGTCCGGTAAGTTTCAGGTAGACCTCTGTAACCTCAGCAAAGAAGCCGTCAGTGCTTTAGAGCAAGCAGGTCTGAATCCTCGTCAGCGTCCTGACAAACCTGAGAAGGGCTGGTTCTTGACAGCTAAGAGTAACTACGAGATTGTCCCTTTTGACAAGTCTGGCAAAGAAATCAAAGAAGCTGTAGGTAACGGTTCTAAAGCTATTGCCATGATTAAGCCTTACGAATGGAAGTGGCAAGCTAAGAAGGGTGTATCTCCATCTCTAGTTAAAATCACCATCACTGACCTCGTTGTTTACAACGCTGACGGTGCTGCTGAAGAAGAACTCGACGACGAGATCGCACTGTAATGAAGGCTCTCGTCGATGCGGATATTTTAGTTTACAGATTTGGATTTGCTTCTGAAGGAGACCCTGCAGAGTTTGCGTTAGCTCGTCTATCTGAATTCTTGGACAATCTCTATGTAAACCTTCCTGTCGACGAGGTCGAAGGCTACTTGACTGGTAAAGGTAACTTCAGAAATGAGGTTGCCGTTACTGCTCCGTACAAAGGAACTCGTAAAGCAGATAAGCCTTACCACTTTGGACTTCTCCGTGAATATATGCAAAAGTCATGGGGATTCATTGAGGTAGAAGGTATTGAAGCTGATGATAAACTTGGTATTGAAGCCTACAAACATGAACCAGAAGAGACAATCATTGTCAGTTTAGACAAAGACCTTAACATGATTCGTGGTAATCATTACAACTTCGTAAAAGAAGAACAGTACTACATCACTGAAGAAGAAGGTATCCGTAATTTCTATCTACAGATGTTGACAGGAGATACAGTTGACAACATCATTGGACTAGCTGGTATTGGTCCTGTTAAATCTAAGAAAATGTTAGCGGATTGTAAAACAGAGAAAGATATGTACGATGTTGTCTTGAAGGCTTACGACAACAATCTTGACCGTGTCATCGAGAATGGTCGTCTATTATGGATTCTTAGAGAAGAAGGACAAGTATGGCAACCGCCACAATAGTAAGTATTGACTGGATTGACGCTGTTGCCGATGTTGGCTGGGAAGGTAAAGTAATAGCAGCGATTCACCACTGCACCACTGTAGGGTTCTTAGTCGACGAAACTGACGAAGCAATCTGTCTAGCGTCAACATGGTCAATAGATCAGACTAATGCAAGGATGCACATTCCTAAAGCATGGATTAAGAATAGAAAGGTATTACTTGATGAAACCTCAATCAGCAAAAGCAAAGGGAAGAAACCTGCAAAAGTGGTTAGCAAACGAACTGCTAAAAAGGTATCCGCAACTCAGGTTAGGGGACATCACAAGCACTTCGATGGGAGCAAGCGGAGCTGATGTAAAGCTGAGTCCTTTAGCACAAGATTTGATTCCCTTTCAATTCGAATGTAAGAACTTAGCAAAGATTGCTGTCTATCAATACTACGCACAGTGTCGTACACACGGTACACACGAACCAGTAGTAGTGATGAAACAGAACAACAGCAAGCCACTTGTAGTAATTGATGCAGAAGTATTTTTTGATATTATTTCAAAGGAGAAATGATTATGTTTTATGACAATACAATGTCGTTAAGATTTGAGCTAGAAGATGAAGATGGAAAAATAACACGAGAATTTACTGTTGAAGATGCTGAATCATGGACGAATCTGGTGTTGAAGTTTACTGATTTCTTATCGGCTCAGTATGGATACTGTGTCACTGATAAAGTATTATTTAGGTCAGACTATCCGATTGGTAGAGAAAAGGATTATTCAATTTCAAGTCAAGAGTATGAGATGATTAAACAGTATCGTAAGCGTGAAGAAGCATTAGATTCTTTGTTCGACGACGAAGACTTATCTGATGATGACTATGCTGGTTGTAAGAACTGTGTTCAAGGAACTTGTGTGTCCTTTTGTGGCAGGGAGTTCCCATGAAGATTCTATTACTAGACATCGAGACATCCCCGATGACTGCGTATGTCTGGGGAATCTGGGACCAGAATATATCACCTAATCATATTATCGACTCATCTAACACACTATGCTGGGCTGCCAAGTGGTTAGATAGTGATGAAGTGATGTTTGATTCTGTACATCAATCTAAGCCAAAGGCTATGTTTAAAGGTATTCATGGACTTCTCGACGAAGCTGACGCTGTGGTGCATTATAACGGTACTAAGTTTGACATTCCTACACTCAACAAGGAATTCCTCTTATTTGGTTTTAATCCACCATCGCCTTATAAACAAATTGATTTACTTCGTGTGGTTCGTAGTCAGTTTAAGTTTCCTTCTAACAAGCTAGACTATGTATCTCAGCGTCTTGGCTTAGGTAAGAAAACTGAACACGCTGGCATGGAGCTGTGGACAAAGTGCATGAAAGGTGATAATGATGCTTGGAAGATTATGGAGTCGTATAACATTCAAGATGTCGTGTTGTTGGAATCTCTTTACCGTCGTTTGTTTTCATGGATTAAACACCATCCTAATCACAATCTTTTTTCCAATCATCCTGTTTGCCCCACCTGTTCTGAACCTAGACTTCAAAAGCGTGGAACTGCTATTTCGTCTGTTGGCACATATCAACGCTATCAGTGCAAGGCTTGCGGAAGTTGGAGCCAAGCGACCAAAAGCGAGAAAACACACAAAGCGGAAGTGAAAGGATTAACATGAAAGATTTAGACCAATATGTAATGTGTAGTCACGACGAAGCTGAGTTTTTTCACAAAGCTAGACAAGCAGCTCAAC